GGCCTGCGCAGGCACGCCCGGCACGTCGATGACCTTCCGCACATCCCTGCCGCCGTTGGGATACTCCGCTACGGTCTCGTAGTGGCTCACTTCCTCCACGCCTTCCACGGCGGGGTGGGTGACTTCTTCGGTGCTGGTGGTCAGGTAGCCAAGGGTCAGGTCGGGGTTTTCCACGACCGCGCCGGTCTCGTCAAGGATCTTCATTGTGTCACCTCCATGGGGGTCACATATTTGCCGATTCGCGAGTAAGATACTTTTCCGTCAGGACTTTCAGCCGACAGCATCCACTGTCCGCCGGTCTTTCCGGAGTCACGGCGGTCTACTTTTACGCACCCATTTTCGTCCAGCTGCATCGGGGGCACAAAGCTACCGTTGCTGCGCCGCAGGTGGAGTCTGATTTTGCAGGTTTTCCACTCTTCCGGGATGGCGAAGTGCAGACTGGTCGGGTGACCCTCACTGCCAAACTGCAATGTTGCCACAGTGTCAAATGTCACAGGGATCATCGCTCAAAACCTCCTTTCTCATGACACGCGGTGCCAGATGTAAACATAGTAGGCGGCGGGTTGCACGGTATTGCTTGCACCGTAGATCGGGTTCGATTTGGAAGCGTCAAAAGTGCGGTTATAAGTGCTAAACCAATCACCCCTGTCTCCACCGCCGTGCCTGGAACTAGTGTCATAGTATTTACCCCCAAAAGCCCCATCACTACTTGGATTGACCATGGACAACACGCCGCCATTGGCTGTACCCGTGATGTTCGGCAGTCCGGCCTTCACGGTGGTGCCCGCTTTGTGGCTGCTGCTGGCACCCATCAGCACGCGCTCCGATGCGATCTGCTCCCATGTGCCGCCAAACAGGGCGGCAGGGCTGGTGGGGTCGGTGCTCTGGTAGATGCTGCCCACCGGGTAGGCAGACAGGCCACTGGTCGCAATGGCCTGCCACGTCCCATCCCCGCGCAAAAATTTACCCTGTGCACCGGCTGCGGGTGCAGGCACAAGGCCCTCTTTGCCAGCCGCGCTGGCAGTGGCGGCGGTCATCTTGGTGTAAGTGTGGTCAGTAAAAACGGCGTTGGCCGGTACATCCTTGCCCAGCGAGTGAGTGCAGGCCACCGGCTTGCCACCGCTGATATATACCGGTTTCGTCGCACTGCCCGCGGTTGCGGTATCGAGTTTGACGGCACTGTTGGCCGAGCCGCCAGCGCTGCCGGAACCGGCATAATTGTGGGTGTGGCTCTTGGCTGCAAACACGGAGTCTGCCTTGCTCTTGATATACGCCCACAGCGCACTCATAGGCCTGCGGTGGTAAGTGGTCGTTGTGCTTCCGCCGCCGGCATACTGGGATACATAGTAATCTGCATCCTGCGGGGTGCTGGTACCAGCGCTCAGCGCGTTGATAAGCGCGCTCAGATCGTGGGTGTGGGTCTTATCTGCCTTTCCCGCCAGCGCGTCACCGGTCGCTTTTGCGTCTGCAGGCGCACCCTCGGTGGACAGCGTCTTATCGGTGCTTACGATGGCGGCGGCACGCTTGGCGGCATCTTCTGCTTTTTTCTGTGCAGACTCTGCTCCGGTCTGGTGTTCCTGCGCAGTATTTGCAAACGCTTTCGCATTTTTTTTCGCTCTCCGCCGCTTTTGACGTGCTGCCTGCGGCAGCAGCAGCTTTCTGAACAGCCGTGCTGGCGGCATCGGTGGCCATTTTGGTAGAAGCGGCCACATCGTCCAGCGCCCCCGCGCGGGCATTGGAGATGTCCTGCAGGGCTGCAGTGTGGGCGGACTTGGTTTCTTTTACCGCATTGCTTTTTGCGGTGCTGATGTCATCCAGACCGGCCTGTTTTTCTGCAGAAATCGCCTGCACCGCTTCCGTCTTGGCAGCAAGAGTATCGGTCTTGGCCCGCTCTGCGGCGGTGGCGCTTTCAGCAGCTTCCTGCGCTTTGGTGGTGGAGGTCTCTGCAAACCGCTCCACATACTCCATGCCCTGGGCGATATCCTCGCGCACCTCGATGCCGAGGATGGCCGTGCGAATTCCGTTGATGATTTCCTTGAAGGTTTTTGTCAAAGGTTCTTCACCTCCGTGCGTACATCATAAATGGTGTCTTTTTCAAAGTTAAAGGTGTCCCACAGCCATGCGCTGCCCATGTATGCGGTGAGGTTGTAGTTGTAGGGGTTGCACACTGCGGTCAGGGTGACAAGGGCACTGTGCTCCTTGCGCTGCATGGAAACGGTGCAGAACCCGCGCCAGAAGTACGCATCTTTTTTGAAGCGGAACCGCACCCACTGCCCCTGCAGCAGGGCTTCCAGCTCTTTTTGCAAAACGTCCAACTGGTCTTTGGGCCGCAGGCAGGTGGTCTGCACCGTGATCTGGCGCTTTGAGTAGTGCAGCTTGCCATCCAGCGCCCGGCTTAGATCCAGCGGGTGGCCCGCGCCGGGAACGTTCACCAGCATGGAGAGTGTTTCCGCCTTACCCACCTGCGGGTAGCCCTTATTGATCAGCAGACCAAAGCGTTCCAGCAGGGAGACGGTGCCGCCGCCCTGCAAAATGAGCACGTCGTTGAAGCGTCTGCTTTCGCGGGCGATCTGCTCGATTGCCTTATAATTGGCCAAAGCATTCACCTCCTCACGGCGCGCATACAACGCTGATGCTTACCTCCGCCGTGATATCGCCGGGAGTGAGCTCCACCGAGAACTGACCTTCCCGGCGCTGATCAGGTGTGCGGGAAAAGTAAAATTCCAGCCACCGGCCCTGCAAGGCGTTTTCCAGCCCGCTGCGGATGGTCTCCCACTGCTCTTTTGGACGCAAGCAGACGAAGCTCAGCGGAATGGTGCGCTGTTTGAAATGTACCTTGCTGTCCACCGCCTGCGTAAAATCCAGAACCATATCGTAGCCGGGCGGGTACTCCTGCAGGCTTTCCACGGTGGGGGCATTGATCTGCCTGCCCTCTTTTTTGAGCCACAGGCCGAAGGCGGAGCGCAGAGAAATAAAGTTTTCACCCTGCTGCACCAGCACGTCATTCAGGCGCGGGTTTTGGGCCGCTGCGGCTTCCAGCGCGGCATAGTCTTTCAAGAGTAGGTCACCTCGCTCCCATCGTCTGCGGTCTGCACCGGTGCAGGCTCTTCTACAGCTGCGGGACTGTAGGTGAGGGTCTTTCCGTCCCACACATAGTCTGCGCCGCCGTTGGTGGTCTCGGGGAACTCGTCGAAAAGGACTTCATTAAAAGGCAGCGGGTCTGGGATCACGCTTTCATGCGCCCACCCGCCCTCATAAAGCCTGCCGTCCGAACAAATTTTACACTTGAACTTGTAACCGTCTTTTTTCATAAGCCCTCACATAAAGCCGTATAGCTCTATCGGCATACACACAGCATCATTGCCAGTCCATCCGTCCTTTACCGGCGACTCCAGATTGATAAAAGTTGCCGCTGTGCCAATGCCTGTGGTATAGAAAGATGTGCGCTCCTTCCCGGATCCGAATGTAATGCCCGAGGTTTTCACCGTGACATCTCTGCGGTGAACTGTGTTCCATGGGTACACCATCGAGTAAGTCTTGCCATTGACCGGAAGCACTACTGACACAGGGCCTGCACCGCCTCCGCTCGCAAACCAGGTTGAGCCTTTTTTGCTTTCAAAGGTGATGAGCACCGCGGAATAGCTGCTCAGGTCAAGCGTAAGAGTGGCCGCCGAAAAAAGATCCAGCTTTCCCCACGCATAGATGGGCTTTTGGTTTTTGATGCCGTGGAAAGTGATCGCGCCGCTGCTGATGGAGCAGCTGCCCGCTCCGTCGGTGATGGAGATGCTCTTTGCCGTGATGTTGACCATGCTGCTGCCCGAAAGCACCTTCACTCCGCTGTTGGTGATCTGCACCTTTTTGTCCGGTAGGCTCTCATGCCCCACGATCAGTCCCGAGGACGCATCAAACGAGAGGAAGTTTGTAGCCGTCTTGGCGGCATCGGCCACGGCAGCGTCGTTGGACTTTTTATAAGCGTTCAGATTTTTCAGCAGGGCTTCGGTAGAATTGGCACTGGTAGCGGCCTGCTCTTCCAGAAGGTTCGTGCGGCCCATGTTTGCGGCCTGTCGGTCGGTGAGGGTGCGGCGGGTCATGCCGAAGGAATACTCTTTTTTGTCCGGATGGTCGAACGGCTCCACGAGCTTTGTGCACAGCATGATTGCATCCACACTGTGCGGGGCACTGATGATATGGGCATAGCTGGCAAACGTGAGCCGGTCGAGGATGCTGCCATCTTCGGTCTGTCCGTACCCGGCATCCACCAGGTCTACGGCTTTTACGGTATAGCTGGTGACCATCGCATAATTCTGCTGCAGGTCCTGCACGCCAGCGGCAAAGGTGTCGTTGTCGCTGTCCGCATCCTGCTCCCGGATCTTGGAGACGATGCCGAACTTTGCGGCAGCGGCATCGTTCTGGATCCAGCCCTCTTTGAGGTTGTAGCTCCACCCGGCCGGCAAATACTTTGCCACGGTAGCCGCGTCGGTGTCCATGATGCCATAGCGTTCCTCGTGGTCTTCGTCCGAGTCGTGGGAGTGGTCTTTCCACCACATGAGCTTGTAGTACCACTTCGTTTTTTTCACGGTGTGCTTGTTGCCCACCGGGTAGCTGCGGGTGAAAAGGTCGTTTGTGTCGGTTTTTTCGGTCAGATCCAGAAGGTTCACGCCATACTCGATGTTCTGGTTCACCTGCCGCTTCACTTCCACCGCCTGATCGCAGTAGTTGAGCACGTTATTGCCTGTGGCGGCATTGAAGGTGCAGTAGGCGTAACCGCCAAAGACCTTCAGCACCAGCTTGTCGATGATATCCCAAATGCTGCCGTAGTCCTCGCCCACGCCATATTTGTCCGCGTCGCCAAAGTGCACCTGCAGGTCACCCAGCGCGGCAGTGATGGTGCCCAGCTCAAAACGCTTCATTTGGTCTTGCACCTGCTCGTTGTGGGCATCCACAAGGTGCTGCAGGAACTGCTTTAACGTGCCCTCGTAGTTGAAGGGTGTCACGCAAGAATCGTTGAAGAAGCTCAGCGCGCCCTCGCAGTAGATCACGCGGCGGTTGTACCAGTCCGCTTCGTGGTTCAGGATGCGCCCGCGCCAGATTTCTTTGCCGTCCTGCTTTGCCACCACCACGGTGGACATTTTCTGCAGCATGCTATACTGTGGGTGGTCCCGGGGCATGGTAAAAACAAGGTTGCCGCCCTTGCTCACCTCGCGGGTAAGCTTGGGCGACAGCACCAGTGCCTGCGTGTTGCCGGGGCGGTAGATCAAAAGCTCAGCGTCCGGGTTGCCGAACGGGTAGCCGTAAATCTCATACATCTACATCAATTGCCCCTTTCGGATAAAATCTGCATCTGGCCCAGTTCCGCGTTCATGCCGGGGGCCATCTTGCCCACCAGCGTGCCGTCATCCAGCACAATCTGCTGGTTCGCCACGTCGGGCAGATACTGCTGTACCACCTCGGTAAGGCGGGCCATCTGCTCCTGCATTTTGGCCTGGTAGCCCAGCACAGCGCTGTTGTTCGGGTTGAAGGTGTAAGGGTCTGTGCGGTAGTCGTAGCCCGCAAAGGCCCGCTCGTTGCCGTACCAGTAGGCATCCTGCAGGTCTTTGTAGGACATGGCGGAGGAAACGGTATCTTTCTCCTTGTTTTTGGTCACAAGCTTGTAGATGCCGTAGCCCACCGCGCCCACGCCCAGCACCGCCAGCAGGATCATGCCGATCTCTGGTACGGAAATGCCCAGCGCCGCAAGGCCGCTTCCGGCGGCTCCCGTGGCGGCTGTACCGGCGGCTCCCGTGGCGGCCGCGGTGCCGCCGATGCCGAGGAGTTTGCCGATACCGGACAGAGCACTGGAACCCGCCAGCGCCTTGCTAAGCCCGCCAGAGATGTTGTTGGCCAGATGAATGCCCAGCTGCCAGGCGGTTTGAGCCAGAGTGCTGCTGCCATCCAGCAAGATCTTATTGATCTGCTGGATGATGGCAAGGCCCGCACTTTCGATCTGCTGCTTGGCAGAAGGAGCCAGGCCGGCATACAGGGCAGAAAGTGCCCACTCGCCCACCGAAAGCCAGTCCTGCTTTTTTACGGCAGAAACCAGCGTATCGAAGGTGCCCAGGATGCCTTTGTCCGCCTCGGTCTGAAATTCCTTCCACAGGCCCGAAAGACTGGACGCGGAAGCTTCCTTGATGCTTTTCGTTGTAGTCTCGGTGCCGTCCGCAGCAATGGTGCGGACTCTCTCCACCGTTCTCAGCGTGCCATCAATGATCTCGGTATAGGTCTCGGTAATGACCTGCTTCTGCTGCTCAGTACCATCGGCAAGGATCTCAGTGATCGTTTTGGTGTTGGTCTGGATGCCACTGAGCACTGCATCCGAAACAGAGGTGACCGAAGAAACCACATCCCGGACCACTTCAGCCGTCTGCTGGACGGACTTTTTACCGTCCGAAGAAACCGTAGTGATGGTTTTAACATCCCTCAGAACACCATCCACCAGCTGGCGGCTGGATTCCGTGATGGTTTTCTTGGTCTGCTCGCTGCCGTCAGACAGCTCTTCGTTGACGGTCTGGGTGGTGCGGGTAACCTTGCCAACCACTTCCGTGAGAGTATCGGTATAAGAGTTCACTACGGTTGCAGCCTGCGCCGTTTTCTTCGCGGTATTCGCTGCAGCATTGCCAGACTTGGTATAGGCAGGAATGGCGATATCTGCCACAGCCTGAGCGCTGTTGGCAAGATCATCGTTGGCATCTGCCCAGGTGGCGGCCCAGTCGATCTTGCTGCTGCCCTTGGCGTTTTCTGCAATGGAAGCGCCTGCTGTGCCTAAAATAGAGCCGATGCCAACGGCACCTCCCTTGCCGGTCAGGCCATTGGTAAAGCTTTTGATCAGGTTTTTGCCCCACTGTACAGCCTGCGCGGGCAGGTTTTTGATCCAGTTCAGTGCACTGGAAAAGCCGCCCTTGAAGGCCTCCAGCAGGCTGCTGCCCATGCTCTTGATGCCATTGCCGATGCCTTTCAGGATGTTAGCACCAAGACTTACCCAGTTGATGGCCGAAATCACGGACAGAATCGCCTGAAAGATCTTCTTCCAGTTGGCCAGTAGAGACGGAAATGCCTGTATGATGCCAGCCGCCAGCTGCACGACGATGGAAATGCCCTCAGCCAGGATCTTCGGCATGTTATCGTTGATGATGCCTGCCAGATTGATGATGATATCCGGTGCATAGGCAATCAGCTGTGGCAGGCCCGCGATCAGGCCGTTCAGCAGTTGGGTGATAAGATTCAGACCAGCGTCCACAAAGCTGCCTGCGTTGGCGCGCAGCTGCTCGGTGAACACCAGCAGCTGGGGCAGGGCATTGGAGAAAAACTCTGGGATGCCCTCAGCAAAACCACTGGCCAGCGAGTTGACCAGCTCTGTGCCGCTCTGCAGAAGCTGCGGCACCAGTGAATAGACCACCTCCGGGATGCTAGCCAGTACGTTGCCCACCATTGGCAGCAGGTTGTCCACCAGATAGGTCTTGGACGTCTCCACCAGCGCAGCCAGCGGAGCGGAGAGGTCTGCGCCTGTGGATAGGCTGGACAGCACGTTCTGGAACGCCGCACTCATGGCCGAAAAACTGCCGGTGAGGGTGGTGGTGGCTTCCTTCGCCGTAGTACCGGTGATATCCATTTCCTGCTGGATAACATGAATGGCGCTGTACATGTCGGCCAGGTTCCCCAGGTCGTAATGCACGCCACTAATCTTTTCAGCGTCCTGCAGCAGGCGCTGCATTTCGGCCTGCGTGCCGCCGTAGCCCAGCTTGAGGTTGTCCAGCATGGTGTAGTTCTGCTTGGCAAAGCCCTGGTAGGCGTTCTGGATATCCTGCATATCTGTGCCCATCTTGTTGGCATTGTCGGCCATATCCACCATAGCCATGTTGGCCAGCTCGGCTGCAGCGTTGGTGTCGTGGCTCACGCTGGCCAGCAGGCTGGCCGCAAAACTGGTGGTCTGCTCCATGTAAGCGTTGGCGGAAAGACCAACGGTTTTATAGGCCTGTGCGGCGTAAGATTTCACCTTGTCGGCACTGTCCTTGAACAGTGTTTCCACGCCGCCCAGGCTCTGCTGTAAAGCACCGCCAGAGGCAATGCTTTCGGCCAGAATTTTGCCGATGCCAGCGGCGCTGATCACCTTGGCAACAGCGCCTACAAGTTTTTTGCCCAGCAGCTGGCCTGCGGCATCACCGGCTTTGGAGCTTTCGCCGCCCAGCGCTTCGGTGATCTTGCCCTGGATGCCCTCGGCTGAGGGAACGATCTGCACATAGGCTTTTGCAAGCTCAATGCCATTTCCCATGCATTTCACCTTCTTTCTGCAGCACGAAGTGCCGCCTCAAATTCTTCCGGACTGTCAAAGCTCTGCACGAAGCTTTCCTCTTCGGGTGCTTCACTGCCCAGCAGGGCCTGGACGATGGACTTCGGCGGTTCCTCGGTGCTGCCCATGTACCGCTCCATCAGCCAGCGGAGCGCGTGCAGGCTGTCTGCAATGGATGCCTGCAGCATCTGCTGCAACGTGTATGGTTCGCCGTGCAGCAGCCGCAGGCTGCGGCTTTCCGGTGGAAGCCCGGCAGCCAGAGTGGCCGCCAGCCGCACGGGCAGGCCGCGCCAGTTCAGCACGTTGTAGTACTGGGCAAAATCGCAGATCAGAGCATCCTCATCCGCTGCGATCAGTTCGGCGAGGATGAGGAGTTTTTTCCGGGCTGGATAGAAATCATCAGTTCGATGATCTCACGCTCCACTGCAGTAGAGGGCACACGGCCTTCCGGGGTGCGCAGGTGGTCATACAGCTTCTTTTTACCCTCTTTACCCAGCAGCAGGGGGACCAGCCGGGAAATGGCAAGGGGGTTGCCCTCGTTCATTTCGTCCAGGGTGTCAACCAGTTCCATGTTGTCCAGGCTGGATTCCTCCAGTTCGATCTCAAAGCCAGATTTGGTTTTTGCAGTGATCATGCCTGTACCTCCTTAGCGTTCTCAGTGGCGCTCTGGGCAGTTTCCTGCGGGCTGGCCGCAGCGCCCAAAATGTACTCGTAGTGGGTAAAGCCCGTAGTGTCCGCAATGGCGGTGAGGGTTGTCTGGTAACCCACGGCGCTGCTGCCAGAATAGACGATGTCGCCAACCGCGGTCACCGTAGCGCAGGGCAGTACGATGCGCTTTTTAGCGCCGCCCTTGAGCACCATATCCACCACATAGCAGCTGAAAGGCAGCTCGCTGGAACCGGCTTTGATGGTAATGCCGGTCTCCAGCGTGCCGGTCACGTTTTCATCACCGTAAACGGTCTTCAGCACTTCCGGATTCATGGCCTCGATCAGCGTGTACTGGAAGGTGTCGGGACGCTCGGTCATCAGGTTCAGCACCGTGTCACCGCCCCAGGCCGAAGTATTCTCGTTGGAAGGAGAGTTCGCGTTGGTCAGGCCGTCACTGGAAATGTAGCCCAGGGATTTGAAGGCTGCGTCAAGTTCGGTCTTGGCATCCGTGGGCAGAGCAGTGCCCAGCGGGGCGCGCCAGACTGCACCACCGACTTTGGGTTTTGCGGCGGTCACATTTTTTGCATCCATAAAATGCTCCTTTCTCATGTGTCGTAATAGGTAATGTCAAAAACAGCCTGATACCGGGGCAGTTTGCGGGTGGTATCAGGAAAGTTGTGTTCGGTGTTCAGCTCACATGCGGAAATTTCTGGCAGGGCATCGGCAGCCAGCATGGCCTGTACCACAAAATGGCTGAGCTGTGCTGCTGCATAGGTGCTGCTGCCGTAGGACTGCACCGCCAGCGTGGCCGTGTAAATGCCTTCGTCCGGGCTGTCACCGGTCTTTTCCAGGATACAAAAATTGCCGGAGGGCTTCTCCGGCATGGACATGTAGCAGGAAAAGGCATTTTCCCGCAGGTAGTTCAAGATGACTTCTTCGATCATTTCTTTCTCTGGTAGCTCCTCACTGTGATGACACGCCCATCTTTCAGGCGGCGCTTGTGCTCATGCACTGTTGCGCCGCTGCGGCTGCCGGAGACGGCTTTCAACAGGGTGTTGTTGGCCGAGTTGTCGTCATAGGCCTTGCGGGAAGCGGTCTCCACAACAGCCACGGCGCGGGTGGGGGCCACGTAGGATTCGTAGCCATCGCCGCAGCGGTCCTTCACGGTGTCGGCACGGTCTTTCAGCACCGCCTGCATTTCAGGGCAGCGCAGTAGCGCCCGGATGCCGGGACTGTTCAGCTCGATCTTCACCTTACTCAAACCGCACCACCTGCACTTTCTTGTTCCATCGCAGCGGGATCATGCTCTCGATGCCCTGCACAACACCGCCGCAGGTGAGGAAGGTCTGACCGAAGAACTTCACCTTTGCGTCCGCCCAGTCGTGGGTGTCGCCCTTGGGGATAGCCAGCGTATAGGCCAGCCGCCGCCCGGTGAGCTGCAGTTCGGTGGTGATTTCCTCGGCAGAGGGCTCACCCACCAGCACGTTGTGCACGGTGACAGGCGTTTCCTCATAGACCGGGTCATGGAAGCCGTCCTCGCCGGTCTGGATCTTGGTGTAGAGAGTGACATCGATCCCTTTCAGCATAAGTCCTCCAGCGGGCTGTGTGCCCCGATGCGGCTGCCGACGCTCAGCAGCTTCTTTTCCAACTTGGAAAGATACAGTTCACCGGCAGAGCCGCCGCTCATGGTCCAGCTCTGGCTGTAACCCAGCGCCGTGGCAGTGCCCTGCGTGGAGCCCACGGGAAAGGAGACCCCGCCCTCACTGTCGCTCTCGCCCAGCTGACGGCGCACCATCCGGCAGGAGACCAGCTTCTTGGCGTCCGCGCTTGCGCCCGGGTTGTAGCTGTCGATAATCACGGCCGCTTCGGCCAGCAGTGCGGCGCACCGGGTCTGCTCGTCCTTGGACAGCTCCCGGAAGCCGCCTTCCACGTCCTCTACTTCAGCGTAAAGCATGGCGGCACCTCACTTCGCTTTGGCCTTGCGGGCGGCTTTGGGCTTTTCAGCCGCGGCGGCTGCGGGAGGATCCCGCGCCACCTGCTTATGGCCTGCGGCGGCGTACTCTGCCGCACGCTCCTCAGCAACATACATGACCGTACCGGTCAGCTGATTGATAAACTCTACCATCAGCCCGCCGCCTTGGTCAGCTTGTTGAACACGGTGGTGTCGCAGCGGAAACCCACCTCGATCTCGGCGCGCACGGCAAACATGTTCTGCTGGAACAGGTTAATGGTGGTCTCGCCATCCTGCAGCGTTGCCTGATCGGCAATGGCAATCTGCACGCCCTCCACAGTGCCGTACATAGCCTGCGTCCAGTCACCGGCAAAACCAACGACATCCGGCGTGCCGGAGAGGTAAGCGCCCTTGCTCTGCAGGGTGCGGGAGCCAAGGATCATGGGCACAGCGCCCTCGGCAACGTTGTTGATAAACAGCGGACGCTTGTTGCCGTCCACAGCATTCAGCAGCAGAGCCTTGCCCTTGGGGGACAGCACCCAGCCGTTCAGGATGCCGTTGTGCTCGGCAATGTCGGCGTCAGCGGCCACCAGACCGGCATAGGCGTCGGTTCCGATCTCCTGCGCGGTGCAGCTCTTCAGAGTGTCAAAGTTGGAACCGGGCGCGGTGACGCCGCCGAACACAGTAGCGTCGAATTTCTGTGCCAGAGCCAGCGGCAGACGGCTCACCAGCTGCTTGTACAGTGCGGGCACATCGCGGCGGAACTGGTTGGAGAAGGGCACGATTACGGCCAGCGTATAGGGCTGCATGATCTTGGTGTCCAGCGTGCCGCGCTTGACCGGCTTCTTTGCGGTCTCCGCCACCCATGCGGCTTCCGGGTCGCCGGTGATAACGGGAATAGTCACGCCCAGACCCGGCAGCTTGATCGGCTGGGCCAGAGACATGACAGCGGAGCTTTCCTGCGTTTTCTGCAGGATCTCGCTGGATACCTCGCCGGGCAGGGCAATAGAGGTGGTACGGTTGATATCAGTCGCCATAAAAATACTCCTTTGTTACTTGGTCACCTGCGCAAACCAGTCTGCAAACTGCTCGCTGGTAGAGCCGGTGGGGGTGTGATGCGGGTCTCCGCCATCCCTGACGTCAGGGTACCCGGGCTGGCCATCACCAAAGGCCCACGGGTTCGCCTTGGCAGCCTCGTCCAGCGCTTTTGTAATGTCGGTGCTGCGGTCGGCAGAGCCTTTCAGGGCATCCAGATCCAGCAAAGCACGCACCGCCTTGACGCTGCGGCCCTTCCTGCCCATGATGGCGGCATTCAGGGCATTATCGAAGGCAAAGCCCTCGGCCTGCGCCTTCATGTCGGCTTTCAGCTTGGTGACCTGCTCCTGCAGGCCTGCCACATCCACGCCGTCAAAGGCTTTCAGGCCGTCCTGTGCGGTCTTGAGCTGGGCGTTTGCGTTGTCCAGCTGGGTCTGCAGGGCCGTGGCGGCAGACTTCTCCCGGTTGATGTCTGCGCCGTTCTCCTGCATGATCCAGTTGAGCTGCTCGTCGGTGATGCCGGGGATCTTGTTCTTCACGTCTTCACGCTTCATGGTGGAAACTCCTTTCGTGTGTGAGACCTCAGTTTTTTACACTGTTCTCTGTCAGTTGTCCGGTCTTGGGCGGGGTACGCGCCGCCCGCCGCATGGTGCCGCTTGCTGGAATCGAACCAGCGGCCTGCTGCTTACGAGGTAGCTGCTCTGACCAACATGAGCTAAAACGGCATAAAAAAACCACTATGGAGCCTTTTGTGTGGCGCATAGTGGTTAAAATGAGGCATTTTCGTGAATGACTTTTACGGTTTCGCCTCCACACTGGGCAGGATGTCAGTGTGGAAATAGAGCTTGTAGTGGTAGGGGTCGGTATGGGTGCCGGTGATGTCCTCTACCACATACATGGTGTAGTCGTTCAGGTAGATGTAGTTCTTGCGGTAGGAATCCGGGCCGACCTTCACCGTGCAGACAAGCTCATTGTTTGAGTTGTTGGAGATGGACATGTAGCCCTCGGCTTCCATGATCACCTTGTCGGTGCGGGCGTTGTAGACGGTGATCTTGCGCTCACTCTCGAAGTAATCTGCCTGCTTGGAGATGTTGTAGTTGGCCTTTTCGGCTTCGCTGGAACAGCCACACAGCAGAATGGATGCGGCCAGCGCAAGGGCGAGAAGAATCTTTTTCATGGTTCGTTCCTTTCTGTAAAAATGGGCAAAAGAAAACCACGGTGCGTGTGCATCGTGGTTCAATTACTGTTCCTGTTCCCAGGCCCAGTTTTTAAATTTATGATACGCTTTTAACGCTTCCTCTGGAACAGCAGAAAAGTCTTTTTCAAGAATCGCTGTACGGTAAGGATCAAACGTATCAACTAACTTTTGAATTTCCGGGGGATAACCCAATATGCACATGTTACGTTCGCCTCCTTAACGACATAAATTCCGCCTCGACTTCATCAAAGCGGTCGCCTAAATACATATCAGCAGCATATTTGCTGATTTCTCCTACATTATCGCGCGTAATGCCAAGTTTGTCAATGCGTTCCTTGCACTTTTTGCACAGAACATCGAGGTACTCCCCGCGATTTTCGCGGGTGATCGTCCAGCCGGATTGCCGGAAATCCTCTGCCTGCTTCATGTGCCACATTTCATGAGCTTCAACGGCACCAGCACCGCCGGATGCTTCCTGCACTGCCTTCTTGCCGATGCTTTCAGCGTAGTAAACGATATTCTCACAGGGGTCATAGATGCCCACTGCACCGCGCAATTCATCATCACTGACGATCACGATTTTAGGCTTGCGGTCGATGCTCACACCCCATTCGGTCAATGCGTGTTCTGTGTTCTGGTTGACCTCATGCAGCGCCTTGGGCTTGATAGACGCTTTATCTGAAACAAAAACCGGCGTTTTGTAAGATTCGACCTGCTTCACAGAGATTTCAACAGCTTCCGTTCTGCGGGTCAGTGTGATCTTACTTGCTGCACCCAGATCCTTGCGGTATGCCTGCGCTGCATACGCTGCCCTCTTTTGTGCATTGATGCGCTCTCGGTTGGCGGCATAGTCGATGCGGCGCATTTTATTGATGTCGCCGCCCGCTTCCCAGTACTGCCGGTAATACTTGTCCGGGTCGTACCCGGCCACAGTGGTGTCGGAGCGGAACCGCACCGCAAACTCGCAGTCACAGTGGGCGTGGATGTGCTGGGCGTGCCCACCCTTCAGCAGTTTCTGGCTGGCCTTCTGCCAGCCGTTGGACGCCAGCGTGATACAGAAGGGGCAGGTGTCACCATGGGGCACCCATGCCCATTCCGCGCCGTCGCGAATGGCGTTTTTCAGGGTGGTGTCCGCACCGGCACGCTTGACAAGGCGGCTGACGCCGTTTGGCAGGTTGGCCGGGTTCTGGTCCTTGGTAGCGCTCACCATGCGGGCTACCTCGCCATAGCTGGCGGTAGCAGCAGGCTCTGCGGCGGGCACATACACGCCCTGCGCCTCGGCCAGTGCCTCATACATCTGGCAGGCCAGCTCTGCGCTACCTTCACTGTACTTGGTCACCAGCCCGTAGGCGTAGGCTACAAGGTCGTCCGTGTCGGCAGTGCCGTGGGCATCTATGTAGGTGCGCATGAGCTGCCCGGCTTTTTGGTTCAGCCGGGACAGCCGGGTGATGTACTCATTCCACGTTTTCGCTGAGATCTGCATCTTCCATCTCCATCAGCAGTTTCTGGCCGCGCTGGCGCTGCTCCTGCGCCTTGATGCGCCGGATGTCCGCTTGATCAAAGCCGATCATTTCCAGAAAGGTATCCGTTCCGGCAAACTCCTTCCGGGCAGATGCGATTTTGATGGCAGCATCCGCCGTCACGGCCACGCTGGGCATGGCCGGATTTTTGAAGTGTGCCATGATGCCGGTCTCTTCTTCGGTCAGGTCAGAAATCGCACAGTTCCGCGCCACGGCCTGTGCCATGCAGGCAATGGTGCGCAGTGCATCGCCGTTGCCGGTGTTCAGCTGCTGGGCCAGCAGCACCAGTGTCTGGCTCTGGGCAAGGATGGCATCGCTGCTGGTGGGGTTGGCGTCGTTCACCACGCCCACGTCGGTGACGGTCAGGCCGGTGGCCGCTGCAAACTGGGTGGCGGTCATCCGCATCTTTTCCACATGGGGTTGCAGGCTGCCCTGCGCCAGCTGGCCAAACTCCGGATTTTCGCCGGTCTCCGGGTTGGAGGTGGCTGCGATCAGAGCGCCCATGTAGGTCTTGAATTTGTTGGAAACGATGGCGTCGTACTGCTCATCGGTCACGCCGAGAACGTATTTCTGCGGAGTGGTGTCGAACTCCAGCGCAATGGCCGCGTTGGCAGCGGTGCGCACATAATCGTCGATCAGCGCCCGGATGGGGCGCTTCAGGCGGCTGCGGCCAAAGGGCTTGGAGTTGGTGGCGTTCCAGATCATGGGCTCCATCAGCGGACGGCCCATCTTGTGCGGGCAGCGCTGCGCCGTCCAGAAACTTCCGTTCGACCGCAGCACAACGACCGCGTCATCCGTATAGAAATTGACTACAGAAGGCCGCCATGTGCCCTCGAAGTGCTCATCCTTCACTGTGTCAACAATGGCAAGGCCGCAGTCGATGCGGCCCTTCTCGCCGCTCCAGAGGGCTGACGCCATGGCGGGGGAGTGAAATCGCACTCTGCAGCTGATGGATGCATCTGCGGACAGGGTGGCGAATACGCAGCCGTACTTCAGCTCGTCCCTGCAGGCTTTGGCATACTCGGCCACAAGGCGGTTGTCAGTTACCAACTTGGCAAGACTGTCCAGACTGCCGCCGCTGCCCACAAAGCCGTCGAACATGGAGCGTGCCGCCAGCACGTCCACGGCTTTCTGCCCCCAGCTGCAGCCCACCTCCAGATTGCGCAGCCCCTGCGGCAGGGCAATGCCAAGGTTCACATCGTTCAGGGTGATATGCCCCTCGTAATATTTGTCCTTGGCAGCATTGCGGCTCTGGTGGTAGTTGTAGGCCGCGGCGAGGTCAGAAAGCTGCTGCTGTTCTTCCTTTGTCAGGCCTGGCACATGGCCAAAATTCAAAATCTGCATGGTGTTCCTTTCAGCCGATCTTCATTTTGCGGGTAGGGTCGCGGCGGCTGGTCTTGGCACCCCAGAGTGCCAGCGCACAGGCTTCCACCGGCAGGCTGTTGTCTCCGCCAAAGCCGAAGCCGCCCGCGATGGGCCGCTTGACGGCGGTGATGGCGCTTTCATTCAGCACGGTCTGGGGCTTATACCATGTCAGAGTTCCCTCGCTGATGCCGTTGGTAAAGCCGCTGACGGCGGCGATCACGTCCTTTGCGGCGGGCCGGATCACCGAGTTCTTTGCCCGCCATGTGTCCTTGATGCGTTCCACCAGCACATCCACGCCGTTGCGGCCATCAATGACCACGCAGCTGGCCTTGCCGTACCGGTCGTTCAGCCAGTCGGCCAGCCATGTCAGGCCCTGACCGGATGGGCGCATTTCTAGCAGCGACACCCGCGCGGGGCCTTCTTTCGGGATCACCGCGCCGCACAGGCACACAGCGCTGCCGTCGGCGGAGAACTTGACGCCATAAGCAGTTTTGCCTTCGGGCTTTTCGTCCTCGCTGGCGCAGGCTTCCCATGCGGTGCGGTCGATGGCGTAGTCCAGACGTTCCGTGATCTCCGGGCTCCACCAGCCCAAACGCTCCCGCGCAAAGGTGTCCGGGTCCAGCTGTTCGGCTTCGCCCTCGATGGTGGAGAACTGGATGCGCCGCCCCAATGCCGGGTTTGTGGCTGCCCAGCGTGCCGGGTCCTTCACATCGCCGATCTCCGGCACCGAGAACTCGAACCATGCGGCCTTTTTCGCTTCGCCGTCCAGTGCGCGCTTACGCAGGGCACGGAACACAGTGCCCACGGCGTCGGGGCCGGGCGGCGTGCCCACGTAGATGGTCTGCGGGTTCAGGCTGGCGGAAATGGCGGGCAAAAAAGACCCCTGCGCGGTCTCGTCCAGCTCCTGTGCCTCGTCGAAGATCAGCAGGTCGCCGTGCTGGCCGCGTCCGCCGTTGCGGGTGCGGGCCAGAAACTTGATGCGGGCACCGCTTTTCAGGATGATCTGCTCCCGACCCAGTGCCGTTTTGATCTCGGCCACGTGGCGACGCAGCTTTGGGCTTTCAAAAAAGGCCCGCATTTCCTCAAAAGTCTCGGTGGCGGTCTTCTGCAGGTGGGCGGTATAAATGACCGTCTCATTGAACAGCAGCATCCCAGCCTCGGAACGTCCCTGCACCAGCAGGCTTTTGCCGTTCTGGCGGGGGACACTGCCGCCTGCCGTAGGCGCTGCCCATTTGCCGGACACTGTGCGGCTCATCCAGTCGTCCAGAATATCGCTCTGCCACGGATCCAGCACCGTGCCGCCTGCCCGCAGGATGCGCACGGCATCCTGCCCGTCAGTCGCCGGATACTCCGGTGCGATACGTGCGGACGGCTCCTGACTTCCCATCATGCTCTCGCTGCGCGAGGATCGCGCCGATCTCGTCCGTGTCATCCTTTGCTCCTTCAATCTCTTCAATTTCCCGGATGGTCTCCCGGTACTGTTTGGTCAGCTGCGGCAGGGCCCGGCAGTCCTCGCAGGCATCAATGCCCGAAGCCAGCACCTTGGCCAGCTGTTTGAGCTGCTCCAGCCGGGTGCCCCGCGCCGTGATGCTTTTCATGGTCGCCATAGGCCAGAAACACCCCCTTCAAATTTTCCCTGTGTGTAAATCGGCGCTGACGGCACTGGGGGTCGCCGAGGGCGAGGGAGGGGTACCCTCCCCACCCTCACCAGCTGCCGTCTGAAACGTGCGGAATCCGCACGATTTTAGCCTGTTTTGGGCCGTTTTCGGCGGTTTTGTTGCCTTTCTGTGCATTGCAGAACCAATGTGCAGCCTGTAGGTTCGACCAATCTTCCGCAGCGGCCCGCGCGGACGGGTAGCCGAACTGTCTCCACTTGGACACAGGCTTGATCTCGTCCACTACAAAAGACAAAGGATGCTGTGCATCAGAAGGCTCATCATAATGGATCGGCCCGAAACGCCCATGACAGATGCCGCACTCGCAGCCCATTGCACGCAGCCGCGCACGGTGCTTGCGCCGCAGCTGGCCGTTGGCATAGCGCGGATTGCCCATACTGCACACCTCCTGCTTCATGGTCTGGCTGTAAAAGAAAAGCCCGCACAGATTTGTGCAGGCTGGATGCTTCCCATGTCTCTCCGGTATAGCCCGGGGCCTTTTCAGGGGTGGGGTATCTGCAGGAAGGGCAGGGTATAAAAAGACCCCGGGGGTGCTTTGCAGACCCGGGGGTATCAAAAAGCCGCCCGGAAGATCCGAACGGCGGGATATTCAAAAAAACGCCCGGCTGGTACATTCAGGCTGTTGGTCGGGAAAGGTGATCCTCTGTGTCAGCCAGGCAGCACAAAGCCCGCAGGGATGAAGGGAGTAAGTCTTTCCTGCGGGCTTCGGCATTTTAAATTTTAGCAGGGGTTGACAGTATTATCAAGTCCGGTTCGCTCCGGTTCAGTCCGGACTTTTGATATTCAGTCTTTTTATGGCCGCGCTGTGGCGCTGGAACATCTGGCTGCGGGAACTGCGGATGTTGATCGCGATGTCCGGCCAGTCCTCCAGCAGGATGTACCGCCGGAACAGGATCATGAAATCCACCTCATCGTCCAGCTGGCGGAACACCTCCATGATCTCGGCCCGGATAGCGTCGCACACGGCAGACTGCGCCTCAGCGGCCCGGCGGGCCTCGTCGATGCGTTCCACACTGCGGGGCAGAGCCTGTCCGTCGCCACTGCCGCCCGGCACGGGGGAAAAGCGCTGGGTGGTGTGGGTGGCATCGGTCTGCAGCGTGGCCAGCTCGTCCAGTTTGAGCAGCTCGAACCGCTTGGCTGTCCGGTACCGCCAGAGCCATGCCTTTTTCTCTTCGTAGGTCATTACAGTTCCTCCACCCGGACGAACACGCCGCAGGGGTCCGACCAGAATTTTTCCACGATCTCGCTGCACACCTGCGCGTCATCGGCCCAGAAGTGCAGGCGGGTCATTTCGTCCTTGAGGGCCTTTTCCAGATTGTCGGTGTCCGGCTTTGCGGTGCGCCAGCTGCCGTTTTTGCGGCCCTCGGCAGGGAAGCACCACTTGACCAGCAGACGCACCGGACGGCCTGCGGGGATGGGCTTTTCCGGCGCGTGGGGTGCCAGATGGGCGTGGAGCTTGGCACGGGTCTGTTTCAGTTCCGGGCTGTCGTGGAGCACCGCGTGCGGCTGCCCGCCCTTCATGTAGGCGTGCAGCTGCTTTGCGTTGTGGGTGGTGGTGGGCGGCTGCATGGGGATAAAGAATTGCATGTACATGGGGTTCACCTCGTTTTTCTTTTTTTCAGGTTTTAGCGCCAACGTGATGGGGAGGGTTCCCCGAATGGATGGGGGCTGTGTACGCCCCATCCTTCGGGATGCCCCATCACATACGGACGGATTATGCTATTATATATAGGCATTTTCCGTCCCGAATCCGTAGGAAAATGCGGCATTTTCCGAAATCCGTAAACGGAAGGCGGACGGAAGATGCTGGCATTTTACTGTTTTTGTACTCTGCGTAAATCAAAAATATTGCAAGATGTAATCAACCGGAACTTCCCGGTTCCTTGCGGCCTACATCGGAGCCATCGATCCAGTAGCCACCGTCAGCTTTCAACCGGCGGCGTACGGTGTCAGGTTTCAGGCTCATATACTCAGCCATGGAGTAGATTGTCACTTTGCCGTCCATCATGCAGGCTTCAAAGGCGGTGGACAGTTCCGATGATTTATCTTTTGCAAGCTTTTCACGGTTGCCCCAACGCTTTTCTGCACCACGGGAAGCCATGGATCGAAACTCTCCGTCCGGCTGCAGGTCCTCCAGCAGGCCGCTGTCCGGCTTGTGCACAGGGTAGTCGAACCAGAGGTTCACCGGGTCGAAGCGGGCGAACTCGCGCAGGGTGCCCTCGATGCGCCATGCGGTCATGCCGTCGGCCTTTTTCTCAGCAGCCGCGACCTCGGCATCGATGGCCCGCAGATCTGCAAGGCCCAGTTTTTCCT